CAAGAAGCCGTCGAAGGACATCCTGGCGAGCCCGCAGATCCGGTATCCGGTCTCGGTGGCAAACCGCCGGTCGAAGCGCGTGCGGCCAAAGACGCAGTCGATGGCAAGCCGGGTGAGCCTGAGCACGTCGTCGTCGATGGTAACAAGCTCGGTTACACGGCAGCAGAGTTTGTCGCCCTACTCAATCGATGAACCGAAGTGGATCGCGCTGGGCGTTTTGGTTGCTTCTGGCGCTGGCATGTATTCTCGTCGCATTGTTTGCAGGTATTGCAGCTGATCTCGTCTCGCTCTGGACGGGATAATTCGATGAACCAATTTGCTAAATGGTGCCTCGTCTTGGGCGGCATTATGTTGGTGCTGTACGTGATCAGTTATTGGTTGATGAAAGGAGCAGGACTTTGATATGGCTACAGTAGTTTCTGGTCCGCACAGCTGGTTCGATTCCTTCAATAATTTCTTGACTGGTTTTGGGCTGTGGAAAGATCGGGTCACGCATCAGCATTGGTCGTTGCAGGTGTTGAACCCGGAGCAATTGGAAAACGCTTTCCGCGGGGATTGGATTGCGCGCAAGATCGTGCAATTGCCGGCGTTCGATAGTTGTCGTGCGTGGCGGCAATGGCAAGCCGATCCGGACCAGATCGAAAAGCTCGAGCAAACCGAAAAAGATTTTGCGTTGCAATTGAAGTTGCTCAACGCAATGGAAAAAGCGCGTTTGTATGGTGGTGCAGTGCTGATCCTGGGTGTCGACCAGGGGCGCTTCAATGACGAGCTCGACGTCGATGCTGTCGGCAAGGGCGATCTCAAATTCATCCACGTGGTCGAGAAGTGGATGATCATGGCCGGCCCGCGCGTGCTCGACATCACCAGTCCCTGGTATGGTGAGCCGAGCTATTATATGCGCAGTAATTTTTTGACGCCGGATCCACCGGGCGACGTCAAGAATATCGGTCGACAAACAGAATTGGGCTACGCGCCGGGCGAAGCGATCTTCATTCATCCGTCGCGTGTCATTCGCCTTATCGGTCTCGATTATCCCGACATCGAGCGGGCCCAAGATGCTTGGGGTGATAGCGTCTTGCAGCCGGTCGCCGAAGCCATCAAGTCGGCCGGCATCATCCAGACGGCGATCACCAATATCGTCGCCGATATGAAGTTGGATGTTATCAAGGTGCCGGGTCTGACGGCAAAAATGGCGACTGACGATTCGACCGCGCAGGTGATCAAACGCTTTACTGAAACCAACGCGGCCAAGTCGGTGCTCAATGCGTTGTTGCTCGACAAGGAAGAAGAGTGGGAACGACTGCAATCGCCGGTCGCCAGCATGGACAAATTGTTGGATTCCTACATGACGATTTGTGCCGGTGCCGCAGATATTCCGGTGACGCGATTGCTGGGACGCAGTCCGGCCGGCCTGAATTCGACCGGGGAAAGCGACATCAGGAACTACTACGATAAATTGGCAGCCGAACAAGTCGTACGCTTGACGCCGACCATCTCGCGCCTTGATGAGATCCTCATTCGTCACACGTTCGGCGATCGCGATCCCGACATCCATTATGATTGGAAGCCGCTTTGGCAAATGGATGAAAAGGATAAATCCGAGATCGCTTACAAGAAGGCGCAAGTGTTTCAGATCGATGTGGCTGCCGGTTTGATGAACCCCGACGCGTTGCGCATCGGACGTGAAAATCAATTGATCGAAGACGGCACCTATCCGGGACTGGAGTCGGCATTGGAAGACGCCGACAAGGAAGGCGACGTTGGACCGTGGGCCGAAGAGCCCGAGCCTCCGCCGATGAAAGGTTTGCCACAGCCTGGGCAGCCTGGGCAGCCCGCGCAATTACAGCAACCCAAGCCGGCGCAAAAGAAATTGCCGTCGCCGCCAAAGAAGAATGGCAAATGATTTGTCTGTATCGCCGGCCAGATAAAATCGTGGTGCGGGTCACGAGCGGTGCCGATAGGGGTGTTGTTCAGAGTTACAAGCCGGAAGATATCTTGTGGGACAAGCGTGCTGGGGATCTGGCCGAAGGCGTATACGACGCGCAGGGCAATTTTCTCGGTAGCTTTGTCGATTATTGGGCGGGCGAGCCGCTGCCAAAGCAGCGTAGCGGTTGGTGGAGCAAACGGCTGTTGGGCGAAAAATGAACAGCTTGGCGCAATTGTTCGACGCCGGCAGTATCGATCCGACCGGCACCAGTCGATTGCGTCGCGCGTTTCGTGCGTTCGGCAAACTGCAATTGCGTCAGCTGCGCGCGGCCCTGCGCACCGTGATCATTGACCACGATCTGCTTGGCTGCAGCGGAACCAACATTGCCATTATGGCGCAAGCGCCCGACGTGAAGTTGGGTGCGTTCAATCATTGGCTTACAGCTGCGGCACAGAAGTATTTGCAAAGCGAGTGGGCGCAGCCCTACGTCACGCGCGCGTGGCAGGCCGGCGCGGCTGCAGCGTCAGCCGAAATTCATTTGGACTATTTGCATCCTGGCGGCGAGAACACGCTGCATCAATTGCTGCATCAGGAGCTCAAAGGCATTACCGCGGCCATCGTCCAGCAGGTTGGTCGCGCAGCGGGGCGACAGTTTCCGAGCTCGTACCAAGCGTGGCAGTGTCTGAGCCAAGCGTTCGACAAGGTCGCGGTTCCGCGCATTAGCGCGTTGTGCAACAGTATTGTTGTTGCTGCATACAATCGCGCCAAGGTCGCGGTGTATCGCCAAGCAGGATTTACGCACGTCGGCATTATTCCCGAACGCATCGCCCGCGATGCTGCTGCCGATGCGCTGTTGGTGGAAATGGTCACGGCCGGCGACAATCGCGTTTGTCAGCAATGCGATGATCTGGCCGACGATAGTCCTTATTCGTTGGCACAAGCTGAAGACTTGTTGCCCGTTCACGTGGACTGCAGATGTTCGTTGGTGGTGTGGACCGGCGCGATCCCTCGAGACACGGCCGACTATTCGCCTGATCAACCACGTGATCCCGATGGGCGTTGGAGCGGTGGCGGCGGCACTGAAAGTTTTGTCTCGCCCAACGTCGGCGAGCTGACGTTTGCGCAAGCGCAACACGCGTTGAGCTCCGATCGTCAACAACAACTGCAACGCGTCTCACAAGAGATCGATCAGGTTCTCGATATTCCATCGCACACGTCGCACGTGATCGGTGCGTGGGCTGACGGCGCCGAAAACAGCTTGATGGTCGAAATGCATTCGTCCGACCCGGAAGTGGAACGGGCGGCGTTGGCGATGAAAGGGCACCTCGCCGACCAAAAGCAGGTGCTGATGTTTCGGCACCAGGACGATGGGCCGCACGCGATGGCGCAATTTAGGGTGTCAGGATCCCTTGACACCATCCATGCGCAGCTGCTACGCGATGGGATTGCGTTCCATACCATAGAACCGCACGACGGCGGGGCTACGGTGCACGTGTTCAGCGACAGTCCGGACGGACTGAAACAGGTATTCGAGGCAGCAAAAGCCCATGGCACAGAAGTCACCGTCAGCCGCGGACGCGGCGAATTCCTCGGCACCCAAAAGTCCGAAGGATCCGATCGCGAGCAACGCGACGACGCCCGCCGAGAGTATGAACGCGTTATTTCAGAATCTGCCCGCACACGTCCACGTATCGCAGCGACATGGAATAACCACCGGGATCGTGGGCTATCGGGGAGCCAGCAAGGCGAGCGCGGCGGAGGCGGAGGGCCGGGCGGAGCTCGAAGCCCAGAACAAGCACAGGCAAGCGCAGCGCAGGCCGCGGTCGGTCACGCCAAGCTAGCAGGTCTACCCGACAAGCCGATCAAGGTCGGCGATGCGTATTATGTTCCGGGCCCATACGCCAAAGCCCAAGAGGCAGCCGCCGATTACATGCGCAAGGCGGGACTGCCCTATGATCCGCCCAAACAGTATCTCAAAGTCGACAAGGAGCGCGCTGGGCGCGTTGCCGATGCGTTCGACCGTATGTCGCACGCGCCGGATGACCCGGCTGTACGGGCTTCCTACGAGGCGCTGGCGCGCGAGACGATTGCGCAATGGCACGCCATCCGCGACACTGGGCTCAAAGTCGAATGGATCAAGCCGGGCCAGCCCGACCCCTACGCGGCGACGCCGCGGCTCGCGGCGATGGACGTGGTCGAGCATAATCATTGGTGGGGCTTTCCGACCGAGCTCGGTTACGGCTCTGGAGAAGCGGAACAGGCGGCGCACAACAATCCGATGCTGCAGCCGACGGGTGAGGTTGTCGACGGCCGACAGCTGGTCGTGAACGATGTGTTTCGCATCGTGCACGACTACTTCGGTCACTTCAAAGAGGGCGTCGGATTCCGTGCCGATGGCGAGGAGAACGCTTGGCGTTCGCACGCGGCCATGTATTCCGAGCTCGCGCGCGGCGCGATGACGGCGGAGACGCGCGGGCAAAACTCGTGGGTGAATTTCGGACCATACGGCGAAGCCAATCGCAAGGCCAGTGCCGGCGACACCCACTACGCGCCGCAGAAGATTGGCTTGATGCCGACCTGGACGCAGAACGAAGGTCGCAAGGATCCAACCAAAGATACGGCAGACTACAGTCCCGATCAGCCGCGCGACCCGGAGGGGCGTTGGAGCGGCGGGGGAAGTGAGGGCGCGACTAGCGAGGTGGCGTCTGCTCCACAGACTGAGACGCCGGCTTTCAAGCATTGGTTCGGCGTCAGCAAGGTGGTGGGCGCCAATGGCCGACCGTTGGTGGTGTTTCACGGCACCACGCAGGTGTTCGAGAAGTTCGCAGTTGAGAAAGCTAGTCCGGAAGGACAGTTTGGCTCGGCATTGTATTTCACCAATACGCCCGGCGACGTCAGTGTCAACTATGCGGGCGAAGGTCCTGATCTAACTAATAAGATTGAAACGCGCGCAGAGCAGATTTCTGCTGAGCGGAGTCATCCCGGTGAGCTCTCGACGCCCGAGGAAAATTATGCCGCGCGGGAGCAAGCGCGGGCCGAGTTGATGCAGCATCAGGGGGCGGTGTTGCCGGTCTACCTGAAAATGGAAAAGCCGTTCGACACCTCATTCAATGCGGCGCATGCGGCAAGACAGGGACGGCAGACTGTAACCAAGGGTGCTAAGACCGATACGTGGCTTGATTATGAATCGTCCTACAATGAAGAGACCGAAGAATACGGCGAACCGTCTGGCACATTGGTGGACTTCATCGAAGGCGTGAAGCAAGCGGCTAGCGATTATCACGATGCTGATCTCGACGACGTGCTGACCAAGATCCAGGAAGAAGCGATTGATGGCGGCATCAGTTCGTCACGGCTGGAACAGCTTTGGCGCAGTGACGAAAACGTCAGCACTGCGAGTGACGATGAAGGCAAGTTGGTTAGTTCGGAAATCTTTCGTCGCGGGCTTGAGCATGCCGGTTTCGACGGCGTGATTGATCGTGCAGTGTCGACGAAGTTTGCCAACATGCAGGGATTGGCGCCGACCAGCGTGCACTACCTTGTGTTCAAGCCAACCCAAGTCAAGTCAGCGCTCGGCAACAAGGGCACATTCGATCCGAAGAGCCCGCGAATAGTTGATTACAATCCCGATCAGCCGCGCGTACCGGCCGGGAGCTCGGAGGGTGGCGAGTTTGCCGGCGGTGGCGGCGGTGATCGCGGTGGTCCGTTAGTCGGATCGCAGGGAGATCCAGGACTTGTCTCGACCGCGTTAACCACTGCCAAGGGTCGCTCCAAGAAAGAGCGCGAGCAGATCGCCAGCGAGGCGCACAACTATCAACGTGTTGATCTCGAGCAAGTACGTAAGGATCCCGATTTCTTTTCGCGTTCGGTCGACACGTTCCGTAATGGTGAATTGTTTCCGTATATGCGCGCCAGTGATTTCAACGGCGAGGCCGAACACGACGCGCGCGCTGTTGTCGATCGCATGAAATCGAATCTGCATGCGATGTGGAAAGATACGTCGCAAGAGAACATCGACAAGTGGCGCCACTGGTACGTCGGCGCCTACAACATGGTCAGCGAACGACTGCAGCAATATCCGCAAGTCGATCGCGCATCGATGACGGCCATGTATGCGGCGCAGTCGCCGAATACGATGTGGGACGTCAACGTGCATTACGGCGATCGCTTGCTCGAGACGGTTTATCATCACGCCGATGACCCGTGGGACAAAGGCATGGGCGACGCTGCGCAAATGCAGCTGGAGAAGGCGGCCGAAGACGCCAAGAAGAAAGGCGCGCAAGCGCAAAAGAATCTCAAGGTGTTGCGACAAACATTTGATGAAGTGCAGAAGGCCGGAAGTTTTGCCAAGCAATCCGACGATTATCATCGCGCCGCGTGGGTGAAGTTGTGGAACGACGCGCACGACGAAACGCCGGTCCGCGAAGTCGGCATCGATGGCAGCATGGGCCAGCCGATCCAGAACAAAGGCGTCGACGACAACGGCGATCCCTCGAACCTGTCGGGCGCGTTTGGCCCGCTCAATCGTATCGAGAATGCGTTGAAGGCGTTGCGCAGCGGCGGCAATCTCAGTCAGATCAGTGATCTGTTGGGCGACAAGCACAAGGTGCGCAGTTTCTACAACAACATTCTCGATCCGCACTCGGCAAATAACGACGTGACCATCGATACGCATGCCGGCGGTGCGGCGTGGCTCGATCCACTGGGTGCCAATTCGCCT